TAGGCGCTGTTGGGGAACCAGGGCACGGCGGTGGACGTCTGAGGACTCGCCACGTCCGCCATCTGCGAATAGTAGCGCACCGTCACAGGATAGGCGCCGCTCGGCGGCGCGTAGACGTACATCACCGGCGTCGGGTTGTCGCTCAGCGACAGGTCTGTGGCGAACACGTAGGGGTAGGACTGGATGCCGGGCTGCTGGACGAGATGGTCGAACTCGGCCAGGTCCACCGGAATCATGTCGTACACGACGCCCTGCAGCGTCCAGAACACCTCGCCCTCAATAGCGCGGAGGTAGTCCGCCGGCAGGGGGTACGGCCCCGAGCCGTAGATGCTGTTGCCCTGGGAGGCGGCCAGGCCGGGGTTGAAGTTGAAGTAGAAGGTCTTCTTGGCGACGTCGAGGTCGTAGGTTTGGTTTAGGTCTTCCAGGATCATCTGGAGGAGCTGACCGGCCTGGGACATGAACCCAGGGCATTTTGCGTCTTGAGTGGCCAGGACGCAAAGCTGTTGGTAGGTAAGCGCCACAGGTTGCTCCCGTTCAGGAGGCGGCCTTCTCCAGGTCTCCGATCTTCTCGTCTAGCACCAAAAGCCGCGCTTGACGACGGCTGATAGCGGTCTGGATGTTGTCGAGAAACTGCTGCCGCTCCGCGGCGTTCGTTTCCTTGGACTTCTTGAAGTTCTCGATCTGGGTTTCGACGAGGCGCAAATTGGCTTCGGTCCTGCCCTGCGGCTTGTACGGGCCCTGGCCGCCGCGCTTGGCGTGCGCAGCATAACCTTCCTTCAAGGTTTCCTCGCGCTGGCCATGCATCTCCAGGATCTGCACGTCGAGCTGCGCCTGTTGCTTTTGGAAGTTGTCCTCGGCCTCGGCGATGTCCTGCTCGGCCTGCGCCACGTCGTCGCGCAGCTTCTGCCGCTCCTCCTTCAGCAGGGGTATCTCGTAAATGCCGCGCTGGCGATCCGCCAGGCGCATGATGCGATCGAGCCGCGCATTGACTACGTCATCGCTCTCGGCCTGCTCGAAATATCCCTGGAAGACGATCTGCCGGTTGCCGTCGACGTTGATCGTCGTAGAGAACCCGATCGCCGGGATCTGGACCGGCGCAACTTGAATAGGCTTCGCTTCTTCGGTCATGACGCCATCTTTTGAGGGGGATTGATAACACCTTTGACCGGCGACAGACCCGTCTGGCGAGCGCGCTGATAGTGCTCGCTCAGGGTCTTGCCATCGATCTCGTCCTGGTGCCGCCAGCCGCGCTGCTGAATCTCACGCAGGGTCTCGGCGACGTGGCGCGGGACCGTGTAGGTCTGCGCGTGGTAGTAGGGCCGGTGGTTCAGGACCACGAAGGGTGAGTGCGGCGCCAAGTCCAGGGTGATCCGCACCATCTGGTCCTTGACCCCGTCGCCCGTGGACATGCCGCCTTCGGTGCGAAGGCGCTGCATCTCGTCGGCGATGATCTTCTTCTTGGCCGCCTTGATCTGTTCGGCCAGGAGTTGCTTGCGGGCTTCCTCGCGCGCCGCCAGCACTTCCTCGTTGGTCAAGAGCGGGTGCAAGCGATCTGGGTCAACCGGCGCGGGCTCGTCGAAATCCTCCGGCTCTTGCGCCACCGGCGCACGGGCGCGGCGTGTCTTGGGCTTGCTCGGCTCGAGGGGTGCCGCGGCTTCCGCGGCGATCTCGCCCGTCAAGGAAGTCGGACCTGAGAGGTCCTCGACCTCGCCCAGCAATTCCGCCGCCGTGGGCGTGTCGTTCTCGGACATGCAACTTTCCCCGCAAAACGGTTTGGAAAGTTAAACTTATCCGACGATCAGGAGTGTGTCCAGCTTGTACCGCCTAGGGCGATCGAATAGGCGGAAACCACGATCGGCCAGCCCGCGGCGTCCACGCCGACGTAATCACCCGGCGCCAGCTTGATGAAGCCTTTCCGCTCGGGAAGGTACAACACGCCATCGACGGTGAACCGGGAGCCCGCCATTTCCGAAGAAGGGCTCTGGCCCCTGATCGCGTTGTTAATCGCGGCAATGTCAGCCGCCGCCATACCGCTGTTGTAGCCAGGGAGGAAAGGCAGGGCGGTTAGGGAATTGGTGGCGTTGGTGCCTAAAGTTCTTGTTGCCATGATGCGCTCTCTAAAAGCTTGAGAAGGCCCTCCGCCGAAGCGGAAGGCTAACTGAAGCTCCTAACCGAAGGCGGTATTAAAGGCCGATACGCTTTCAATACGTGCGAAGAAGTTCTGGTTTTCCAAAATTGTGCCGTAGAAGGTCTTCCATCCGATTACTCGTAGTTGGTTGAGAGGGTCGCTTTTGTCGGCGTCCTTCAGATAACTGAACTTCGCATCGTCGAGAACGACTTGCCCGTAAGCCCCGCGGCCCAGCACGAACGTCGGATATACGGTCAGGCCGGTGGCCGGCGCCGCGGGTGGAACCTGTGCCAAGCCCAAGGCGGTGATCACCACCGTGGTGTTCGGCGTCAACTGCGTGGCCTGGCCGGCCAGGGGGCCGACGATGGGGCCGGAGGCAGAGAGGCCGAGGTTGGCCGGGCTGGCGGTGGTCCCGACGTAGACGTTGAAAGTGTAGCCAACGATGTTGGGCAGCGTCACGCTGATCGAGCCGTTGGGGCCGGTGACGGCGATCGCGCCGGACACTTGGTAGATGCGGCTCTCGTACTGGTTCTGCGTGTCCGAGGCGGTGACGGTGATGTAGTAGTTGCCGGTCGCCAAGGAGCCCGCCGTGCCGGCCGTGCCCGAGAGCTGGGCCACGCCCGTGAACGACGGAACCATGTTGGACTTACAGAAGCGGATGCCCGACCACTCGCCGGCCTCATAGTTGTAGAGGCGGTTCAGGTCGGAATAGGTCCACGCCTGGATCACGGTGGCGTTCTGGCGGAAGTCGGCCACGACCAAGGTATGGATGATGGCGGCGTAGTGCGGCATGGCGCGGGGATTAGACGACGCCTTGGCGCCGCCGGCATCCGCGTCGATCTTCATGTCCGTACGCTCGTCGCCCATGTAACGCAGCGCGCCCAGCGTTTCGAGGGCCGCGTCGGTGCGGATCACCGTGGTGGTGTCGAGCACGTCGCCCGCCACCAGGGCGGCGCGCGAGCCGCGGGAGTTGACGTAGTTCACCTGGGTGCCGGCCATGAGGGCGTTCATGGTGTTGCGTTCCAGGGTTTCCGCCAATTGCAGGGCGGCCAGTTCGGTCGCTTTCTTGAAGAGCGGATGCTTGATGGTCATCTCGCCAACGTCGGTAATGGTCACCTTGTCGCCCCACTGGAGCGCGGTGGCGGACACCTGAGCGACGGTCATGGTCTCGCCGATGGGCGGGACGCCTTCGGACAACGGCGCGAAGGGCAGCGGGAGGCGGTTGTAACGGGTGGCGGTGTAGGTGGTGCCGCGGCCTTTAGGCAGAGTCAGCGGATCGCCGAACTGGTAGGCGACGAGCTGTCGCCGGGCGAGAGGCAAAGTCTCGTCGGCGATATAATTTTCGATGTCAGAGGCAAACTGACCCGCAGTATTGACGGCCATGGACTAGGCTCCCGCTGTTGGGCGGGAGCAAGTCGGCCCCCGCTAGATGCTCAGGTTCTCCAGCCGGCGGACGCGTTGTTCCTTCTCAGAGCCACCGCGACGATTGCCTGCTGGCACGTCGCTGGTGGACGAAGACGGACGCGCCTGCTGGCGGGTTCGATTCGTGGCGGCGGTGCGCTCTTGCTTAGCTTTGGCCTTGGGGGCGCCAGCAAGGGCCTTTTCGCCGATGACGTACTTCAAGACCGTCTCGCGGGTAGAGTTGAAGCTTAGCTGCCGGAGGCGCTGAAGCTCGCTCTCCACCTCGTCCTTATATCGAGCGGCGATCGTGTTGCGAGCGCACATCCCCTCAAAGGCCGTTCGATCCGCGCTGTCTTGCGACTGGAACTGGATCTGGTTGAGTTGGTCTTGGAATTTTCGGCCCTGCTCATTAAGCAGGTATTCGGTCCGCTGATCGGGATCCATGTTCGCCAGGCGCTGGGCGCGCTGCTCGGCGGTCTCTGGAGGCGGACGGTTTTGACCCTGACGGAGAGCTTCAAGTTCCCGTTTAGCCGCGGCGGCTTCCGCCTTGGCCTCTTTGGCTTCTCGCGCGATGACCGCAAGGCGGCCTTCTTTGCGAGAGGTCTTCGCGCCTACTTGACGCGATCGGTCTTCTTGCCCTTCATCCTCTCCGTCATCGTCGTCTTCGACGAGATCGGTTTGCTCTTCGCCTTCGTCCCCGTCGCCGGCATCATCTTGCCCTTCATCATCTTCGACGCCATCGGAGCCTTCTTCTTGGTCTTCAAAGTCGCCTCCATCGTCATCTTCGGGTGAATGCAGGGCTTGAGACCAGGATGAGGTCGCAAGCAAAAGCCTCTTGAGAGGATCCATCAGCTTCTCCTGATCGGTAACGCCGATCGCTCGCAAAGGGTGAGTAACGGCTCACCACTCGGAATTTGAACAGAAACACAGCCTAAGCCGTTTGTCAAAATCACATTTTCCTCGGCATCCCTACTGCGCCGGCCGCCGGCAGTCGATCGGCATGGATCATACCGGGCGGCCCCTTCTGAACGGACGGGCCGGCCTGGGCTCCGCCTTTCGGTGAGCCCGCCACGCCTGGCCCCGCGCCACCGGGCGCGCCGGGCAAGCCGCCTTGCTGTTGCTGCTGGGCCATGTTCTTCTGCGCCTGCTGCTGGGAGTGCAGCATCAGGTGGTAGCGGAAGGTGCCGTGCGGATCGCCGCCGGCCTGCATCGCCTGCATGTGAGCCTGCATGTGCTCGGCGTCGTTGTCGGGCGGGTGGACTGGAAGGTTGAAGCCTTCCGCCAGCATCTCGTTCTCCTGGTCAGGCGGAACGGAAATCTGCTTGGCCATGTCCTCGAAGATCAGCGGCGCCAAGCGCGGGCCGAACGCAGATTCGACCATTTGCATAATCATCGGCGCCAGCTTCAGTTGGTAGCCTTGGTACATCTGCGGCGGAATGCCCTTGATCACGTTGACCATGGCGATCTGCTGCTGAATCATCGCCGCGTTGCGCGCGGCTTCCACCCCGAACCACTTGAACTGGTAGCGGTGGTTCATCTGCAGCGGTTCGACTTCCTCCATCTGGGCCTTCAGGCCCATTTCCCCAAAGGACCGGATCATGATCGGCTTGTCGCGGAACTGATGGTCGTAAGCGGCGACGCGCTGCAGGAGCGGCGTGAGAATGCCTTCCTCGATGTTGATCACGGCGTCGGCGGTAGTGAGGATGTCCACCTGCTGCTCGGTAGCCATCTCCGCCTGGTTGCGTTTCTTGGCGCCGCCGGTGGACTGGGGGATCATCGAAGGGTTGACGCCCAAGGTCTGGAAGATTTGCACCTTGATGGCCTCGGCACGTTCTTGCGCCGACTTCCAGAGATCAGGAAACTGGGCGAACTTGGTGTCGTTCGGGCTGGTCTCCCACACCGCGCCCAAGCCCATGATCATGGTGCCGACCTTGGGATTTTTATCCGGGTCGGTCATGGTGATCGGCATGGCGGCGAAGTGCGCAGTGTCGGCGCCCTCGTTGATGGTGTCGTTGGCGAACACCTGCATGTCGATCACTTTGGAGATCGGCGCCACGCCCTTGGACACGCCGGCCAGTTTGCGCACGGGCACGCTCAAGATCGGGACTTCGTCACACCAGTAAGGGTTCAGCTTGGCCCCGAGCACTTGGCTCTCGCCGCCGAAGTAGGCGCGGCATAGCCGGTCTTCGCCTTCGACTTTCAAGGGGCCCCACGCCTCATAGACCAAGGCGAACTTGCCCTTGGCCTTGATCCCCGCGTCGGTGGCCAGTTCTTTCGACACGTCCTTCGCGTCGTCCTTGGTGGCCTTGTTCATCGAGTCGATGAGGGCTTCGCCCACTTTGTAGTCGTTGTCGCCGCGCTTCATCAAATCGCGAATCTTGGTCTTGGTCCAACGGCGGATCACAACAACCCAGCCACCCGCGGCGATGGCCTCTTCAACCGAATTGGAGGTGGCGGGCAGGATCAAAACGTCGGCGTCGTGCAGCACCTCGATGTCGGGCATCCCGCGTTTGATGGTGATCTGATCGATGTCTTCGACTTCGCCCAGCGCCTCTTGCTCCAAGCCCGCCGCCTTGACGGGCTTCTTGACCCGAGAAGCCAGGGTCTTCTTGACCTCCTTCCACCCAACGTAAACGGACATCTGCCCTTCGGCGTCAGCCGATCGACAGAGCGCCGGCACGATCTGCGTGCGCAGTTTGGCCTGGCCAACGTAGTGCTCCAGCAGCGCCATGGTGGCGTGGGGAATGTCGCCGTTTTCGGTGGTGACTTCGACGTAGCGGCCCGACTGAGGGAAGAGCTGATTGGTGAAGCGGGTCTGGCGCGCTTCGACGGCATCGTAAACAAAGGGCAGGTATATCTGCGACGTGCCGGAATAGTACTGGCGCTCGCCCAATTTGCACTCGTAGGCATCCCAGTAGTCAAGGATGTCGTCAACACGGTCGCGCTGATTAACGAAGCCCTCTTGGATGTCTTTGTAGACTTCAAGCAGGCGATCGCGCGTCTTGGCGTTGGT